TCCGCTCGGTCGTTGCGAGCTCTCGCGCGTACGCGACCGCGGAGCCCAGGTTGCCCACTCGATCGGCAAGGCCACGCGCCACCGCGTCGGCCCCGACGAACACATCTGCTTCGAGCCCACGGACGGCCGCGAGCTCCATCCCCCGTCGCTCAGCGACCGCACCTGCGAACACGTCCGCGAGGGCGTCGATCTTCGCTTGCGTCGCTGCGAGCTCTTCTTCGGACAACGGCACCGTTGGGTGTCCGTCCGCCTTGCGCGCGCCGCTGGTGATGAAGTGCACCTTGCGGCCCTGCGCATCGCCTGCGGTGTCCTCGATGCGCGTGGCGATCACGCCAATCGAGCCCAACATGCCAGACGCCGGGGTGACGATCGTGCCCGACGCGCTCGCGAGCCAGTAGGCCGCGCTCGCGGCGAGCTCGCCGACGTACGAAACAACGGGCTTGCCCGAGGCATCGGCCGCGGCGCGGATCGCGTCCGCGCACACACCGCACCCTGCGACCTCGCCGCCGGGTGAGTCGTACTCGATCACCAGCGAGCGCGAGCGGGGATCGTCGAGCGCAGCACGCACGCGCGACTCGATCGCGTCGTATCCGTCGCCGCCGAACATCCAGCACGACCACGCGCGCTGAGCCAGCGGCCCTTCGATGCGCACGCGCGCGACGCCGTCGGCGTCCACGCTGTACGCGCCTTCGGCGTCGCCGAAGTAGGCCGCGACCCCTTCAGCCGTTGCCGCGCGGAACGCGAGCGAGAGCACGCGATCGACTGCGCTCGGCGCGAGCATCGAAGGCGCAGCGAGGCGCGCTCGAAGCTGCCGGTCGAAGCTCTCAGGTACCGGGGTCGTCATCGTTCGTATCCTCGTCCTCCGCGTCTTCCGCGGGGTCGTCGTTTGCTGCGCCCGCACTTGCGGGCGGCATCGGCGGCGCGGGGGGCTTTGTGTCCCAGTTGGGCCACGGCGCTAGCCGCGCATCGCCGAAGTTGAATTCCGCCCACCAAGTCAACACCTGCTCGCGCAGGGTCGTTGCAAGTGCTTCGGCGTCGAAGCGCACGAGATCGTCGCGAACGTTCTGGTGGATCTTCGCCGCCGCGAACGAGCCGCCTTGCACTTCGCTCGTGAGGTTCTGCCCGACGAGCAAGATGCTCAGCTCTGCGTTCGCCGTCTCGATCTGCTTCGGGAACATCTCCCAGGTTTTCGCCTCGGCTTCGAGCAACTCCATCGTGTAGCCGGGTGGCGAGACGATGCTGGTGTCGCGTCCAAGCTCTGCGAGGTCCTGCGCGAACTTCTCCCGGTCTTCGGGCTGCGATCCTTCGGGCGGGAGCCCAACGCGAATCGGCGAGCCGTGCATCTCGCCGTGACGCGCCCAGTCTTCGAGCGCGAACGACTTGAGCAGCCACCACTTCGCGAGCGCGCGCCACAGCCCCTTCGACCAGGGCCGCGAGGCACCGTAGGGCGTGTAGATCACCCACTTGCCGCCGCCGGGGATGACTTCGAGCTCCCCGAGGTCATCGGTGCGAAGCAGCCACCGGCGCGTTTGCCAATCGAAGCGCAGCCACCGCGGATCCCATGTTTTCAACCGCGGGATCGCTCGCCCGCGTTCGTTGGTGGTCCACACCAACTCAGCCAGGCCAACGCCGAGCAACAGCCCCCACGTTTGCAGGTCTGCAAGCTCGTGCTCCGGCGCGATCTGCCACCAGTCCTCATCCGCTTCGAGCGCGCGCACCGCGCGACCGCGCCGGCGTCCATCGCCCGACGCTTCGAACGTGAGCGGGAGCCCGAGTAGCCCATTCACCCTCTGCGGGAGCACGCCAGCGACGCGCGAGTCAGCGCGCAGCTCGTCGACGAGCTCAGCCGCGTAGGAGAGCGTCCCTCCGTTCGCGAGGACGCGCGCCGCTGTCAGGGACGAATTCGTCCACTGGATCAGGGTCCGCCCGTACTGCTCGCGGTGTTCGTGTTTGTCGGGTCGGGCCATTATCGCGAGCTCTTGCCGCGCGTCGTGCGCGTGTAGGTTGCGTCGGGCTGCCCTGTGACGTCGGCGTATCCGTCGCTGAGCGCGTCGGCGCGATCGTCATGCAGCCCCGTCCAGAGCGCTTCGAGCTCGGCGTGCATCCCCTCGACGTCCCACGTCCCGTCGTCAACGACGGCCACGTTTCCCGCGAGGGCGCGAGAGCTCACCGGCAGGAATCGCGAGCTCTTCTCGCCGCTCGGTACGCGAGCGCGAATCGTGAGCGCGGGGTATCTGCGCTGAAAGTCAGCAACCACCAGCACGCCAGCGGCGCCGGGGTCGCGCGGGATGACCTGCACGCACCGCGGATCGAACGCCCGGTCTGCGTTGCCCTTCGCCTCGAAGCGCCGGTGAACCTCGTCGGGCGCGCCCTGGAAGTGCTCCATGTGCTCAACGACGAACAGGCCGGAGCGCGTCCAACTCACCCGCGCACCCGCGCTGAAGTCGGCCTTCGGGCTCTCGCTCGAAGCGAAGTCCCACGCCCGACACCGCGCGGCAGTGTCGCTCGGCGGCGCACGAAGCACACGCACGAGCTCGCGATTCCAGTAGTCCTTCGACGCCGGGACCGCGTCCCAGTCGCCGTTGCGGAGCTGCTCTCGCTCGAGCCGCGGAAGCGCGTCGATGCGCGCGCCGTAGTCGGGGTCGTTCGCCGCGAGGTGCGGATTGTCTTCGAGGCGCGCCGGGATGAACGTTCGTCCGAGGGAGCCAGTCGTTCCGCGCGGCACCTCGAACTCGTTGTCGCCCGACCGCTTGAAGAACCGAACCTCACCGGGTCGCGCGGGCCGCCGCGTCTTGCGCGAGAGCCAGTCGAACCAGCGCGAACGAACCCACTCGTGACCAACGTCACCGGGGTTGGTCGCCGCTCGAACGCGACACGGGACGCCACGGGCCGATCGCGCGCGGCTGAAGAGGTAGAGGTACTGGTACTCCGAAAACGACGTCAGCTCATCGAACCCGATGAACTGGTACTGCGCGGACTTGTGCGCGAGCGCGTCGTTCTCGTGCGCCATGTGCGCAAACGAGACCGTCTCCCCGTCAGGGAAGCGCCAGATGAACTTCGACGCGTTGAACCGTCCGCCGAGCCGCGGGTACAGGTCCAGCGATCGCCGAATGAGCGACCGTTCGAGGTCAGGGAACGTGCGGCGAAAGAGGATCGCGTTGTAGCCAGAGCCGTAGCCCCGACCGATGCCACCCGCCGCGTCGACGAGCAGCGCGTCACTCTTTCCTCCGCCGGCGGATCCGCCGTAGAGCGCCTCGAAGCACGAGAGCTCCAAGAAACGCTCCTGGCGTTCGCTCGGTGCCCAGTCTTCTTCGTGCGGTTCGAGGCCCTGTGCGATCGCCAACTCTCGGGCGCGCGCCTTTGCCTCGTCCGCTGCGCTCATTCGTCGGGTTTCTTCGCCGGGATGAACAGCATCGGCGCGCGGCCTTCGATCTGCACCGGGCCACCCTCAGCGCCGGTGATCTCGGTCTTCGATCGCGAGCCAAACACGTCGGGCTGCGATCGCTCGAGCGACCACGCCAGCGCCCGCCAGTCGACCTCGCCGCCGCCAGCTTCGACGCCGTCTTGAAGCTCGAACGCGCGTTGAGCGCGCGCTTCGAGCAGCCGTGAGATGAACTCCAGCTCGCTTGCCTCGTCGTCGTTCAGCGCTTCGCCCGCCTCTTGGCGAGCCAGCGCGTCACGAGCGCGTGTGCGCGCGGCGTGCAGCGTGTCGCGCGAGATCCCGAGCACGTCGGCGATGAGCTCGAGCGGTCGGCCCGCCCGGGCCAGCTCCAGCACCTTCGCTCGCTTGCTCTCGGGGACACGCGCAATGGCTTTGGGTCGTCCGCCGGTGGCGGTCATGGTCTACTCGCGAATGTCGGAAAACCACCAGCCGCCCTCGGTCGCCCGCAGCGCATTCAGCGTCTGCGTTTCGCCGGGGGTCGGTTGGAGTTGTGGTCGCTCGGCAGGGATTGCACCTGCGTCTCCCGCACGTCTGCGGGCGCTCTGCTGCTGAGCTACGGAGCGATGGGCCTCGACGGCCCGAGACCGCCACGCACCGGAACCCGACGGCGCGGAGCGGACTCGGAATGTCGAGGCACGAGGCGCGCGCTTGAACATCGCCCTCGGGGCGGCGTCGCGCGCGGCGCGTGCGTTGTGATGTTCGAGGGGGTGCGACGTCACATGGCGAGCCTCCCGGCGTCTACGCTGCGGCCATCAGGCCGAGCAGTGGGAACCTCTCCGCGAGCGATGCCCCATCGACGAGCCACCGCCACTTGCGGCTGTCCGTCGCGGCCTTGCGGACGCGAGGCGTCGCGGCGTCGTGCTGGCTCTCGGCCCACGAGCGCACCCAGCGCTGCGCGGTCCTCGCGGGCACGCCGAACATGCGCGCGACGTCGTCGGTCGTGAGCTCCTGCATCGCGTCCGCGGCCCCTTTCGCCTCCCCAGGGCGCAGGTATGCCGTCGGTAGAGAGGTACCCTGTGGCGCCAAGTCGGTCAAGTGCCCCGCGAAAGCCGATTATGGTCACCCGCGCTCGCCGCCGTCCCGCGGGAGCGCAGGCAACCGCCGTCCACCACCCACTCGCTCGAGGGCCCCGTCGACCAGTCCCCGAGCGAGCTGCGGAGCGCCCAGAACGCGACGCCGACGGGCTGCGCGTCGATCGACAGCGGGCGAGGGCCGGGCGGGCAGAGCGTGACGCGCGGCGTGTTCATCGCTTCACCCGTGCCCCGCGGCAGAAGCGCCCGTCGTTGCTGTGCGGCAAGTACACGACCTCGTCGCTGCCGTACCTGCGCGGGACGCCACCGCGCTTGCACACGGGGCACATGCCAACGTCGATTCCGTGCGCGTCCTGACGTGCGAGGTCGGGCATGTACGGCGGGCGGCCCGCGAGCACGTCGCGTCCGTCGTCGTCGCGATAGTCGTGGACGGAGAACCTCACCGCGTCACCACCCCCGCGAGCAGCTCCCACGTCTGGCTCCCCGGCGCCCTCGCTCGCCGCGGCCGCCCCAACACGCACTCGGTCTGCGACGGGGCGACGCTGCAGGCCACGGCGCGCATCGAGCGACACCGCGAGACGACGGGGCGCGCGTCGCTTGTGCTCTTCGTCTTCGTCGTGCTCGTCGCGGCCCTGTCCGCCTCGACGTCCGCGAGCATCCGCGAAACGTCGTCGAGGTCCTCCGTGATCCAGCGCCCATCGCTCGCGAGTTCGTCGGCGTCGTCGTACTCGATCTCCGCGTCCGCGATGATGCGCGTCCCGGCAGCGCTCGCGCTCGCAGCGTCGGGGCCTCCGCGCAGCGCAGCGGCCAGCGTTCGCAGCCGCATCTCGCGCGGCAGCAACGCCAGCGCGATCGTCTCCGGCCACCGCGAGTCGCGCCTGGCCTCGCCCGCGTAGCAGTGCGTCGCGAGCAACGCGAGGACGGCGTGGTAGCGACCGGGGCGCGCCCGCATCGCCGCGAGACGGCGCACCGCGCGCAGCGCAGGCCCGAGCAGCCCGTGTGCGCGCTCGGCGGGCGATCCGT